GATCGACCGCTTCACGCTGTACACCAGCAACCTCCTGCCGAAGACCGGTGCCAACTACTCCATCTACGCAGTGCACAAGAACGCTGTCACGTTCGCGTCGCAACTGACCAACATGGAGACCCTGCGCGCTGAGTCGACCTTCGGTGAGATCATGCGTGGCCTGATGGTTTATGGCTTCAAGGTCATCGACCCGACCGCCATGACCGTTGGCACCGTCACCAAGTAAGGAGAGCTGACATGCCGCTCGTAGCCATGCTCAACGCCGGCGGCCGTGTAACGACGGACATCGGCGTCTACACCGCTACTGTTGACCCGGCCAGCGTCACCGCGTCCTCGAACGAACTGGATGTCACCATCCCGGGCGTCAAGGCCGGCGACGTTGTCCTCGCGGTCAACAAGCCCACTCTCACGGCGGGTCTCGGAGTCGTCAATTACCGGGTCAAGGCGGATAACACCGTCTCGATCCAGTTCCTCGCTGCCGGAGTCGGCGCGGTGGACGGCACTTCCGAAACTTACACCATCGTCATTGCGCACCTGCGCTAAGAAAGGAACTGAATCATGGCAACTGCCAAGTACTTCATGGACGGCCCGGAAGCGGGTCTGGCGATCACCGCGTTCCAGCAGACCAGCTCGGCTGCCGGCGAGGGTGGTCTCTTCGCCATCAGCAACGTCTTCGACGCCTCCCGTCGTTATTCGGAGACCGTCGGCGGCGCGAACGTTGCGACTGCCGGTAACGGCCTCGACGCAACCGACGTCGCCGAACTGCTCGCCATCCCGGCTGGCACGCTTGTGTTGGCTGTGTTCGCTACCGTCCTCACGGCGGAAGGCGGCACGCAGGCAATCGAGGTTGGTGACGGCGCGGACCCGGACGGCTGGGTTGTCAGCTTTGACGCCAACGGCGCGGTCGGCCTGACCAAGTCGACGATGACGGCCACCGCCGGCGCGTTTGCCCTCCAGACCACCGGCGGCAAGCACTACGAGTCGGCTGACACCATCGACATCACCGCGACGACCAACGCCTACGGCGTCGGCAAGATGCGCGTCACCGCGCTGTGCTTCAGCCCGGTTGTCTGAGCTGATGCACTGATGTAGTATGAGGGGGAGCTTCGGCTCCCCCTTTTTCTTGGAGAGAACGATGTCCTTCACGATGGTAAGGCACCCGGAGTCGGGTGAACTCGCGGCTGCTACGTCGGCCAAGCTGCGCGCCGGGTGGATTCCCTACGACCCTGACGCCGCGCCGGCTCCCGCCGCTCCGGTCGAGGCACCCCCCGCCCCGGAAGCGCCCAAGCAGAAGCGCAAGTTCAGGAACTATTCGAGCGGGGATGTCATCGTCCCTAGCACGGACGAGTAACGTGCGATACGTCCGGCACGTCCTGATTGCACTCGATCAGCTCTTCAACGCGCTTGTTGGGGGTTGGCCGGATGAGACGCTGTCCGCTTACGCATGGCGCAAGCAAGATTGGCGGTACAAGGCGATCAACGCGTTGTTCTTCTGGCAGATGAACCACTGCCGTGCTGCCTATGAGGCCGAGCGCCTTCGCCACCACCTGCCGCCCGAAGAGAGGCCGGAGACATGACCCAACAGCACGACCCTGAGCGTCGGGAGCACTGGCCGAAAGACAACGACTTCTTTACCCGACTGGAGCGCCACATGATTGCGGAAGAACTGCGCGAGAATGCTGAGAATGACAAATTCTCAGCAGGTGAGAAGCGCATGGAGCAGATTGAGCGCGACCTTCGCCCGCTGCGGTCCATGTATCACGCAGTCATCGGTTCTGGAGGGGTTGCGGCGCTGCTTCTGGCCACTGTGTTGTTCATCTACAACAACGACAGGGAGCAGACCAAGGAGCTTCAGCAGGCAATCTACAGGCAAGGCGTCGCCATCGAGAGGCTGATCCTCTCCCACGCTGAACTTGAGCGCGACTACCGCCGGGACATCGAGCGAGTAGAGAAGGCAGTAAAGAAATGAAAGACTGCCGGGAATGCCACCACTCAAAGCTCTCCTACGGGAGCCTGCTGTGTCTGGCGCTCCCGACAGCGCCGCGCAAGGTTGAGTTCATGCGGCACGAAAGGAGCGACTGTGGGATCGAGGCTCGTTTGTTTGATGCCAAAAGTGAAGCGAAATACGCGGTCTACGACGATGTTTGAAACCTTCTTGAACGTTGCCGCGTACATCTCGCTCGCCTTTGTGGTCGGGTTCATCCTGACGGTGCTGTTCCGTCCTCCGAGTGGCTTCTGATGGAACTCAAGATCGCTCGTGCCCCTCTGCCAGACCGGACCCCCGGCGGGTTGTTCATCAACGGGACGAGGTTCTGCCACACGCTCGAAGACATTGACCGCAAGCTCGAATCTGGTGGAAGGAAGGTGCCCGGTGAAACCTGCATCCCCCGCAGCCCGAAAGGGAAGCCGTACGTCGTGGTTCTGGACTTCTCGGCGCGATTCCAGCAGATCATGCCCCACGTTCTCGGCGTACCCCAGTTCGACGGCATCCGCATCCACAACGGGTCGTATGTCGGCCACACCGATGGGTGCCCCCTCGTGGGGTACAAGCTCATCCCCGACGGGATCGGAGAGAGCAAGAAAGCCTTCGCAGACCTGATGAAGATTCTGTTGGAGGCGTACTACGGAACGAAGGAAAAAATCACTCTGGAGGTTGTATGAACTTTGGTCAGGCGCTTGATGCACTGAAGGGCGGGGAGAAAGTATCGCGCTCTGGGTGGAACGGACGCGGGATGTTCCTGTTCCTTGTCCCCGGTTCGACGTTTACGGTGAATCGCCCCCCGCTGTTGGGTATCTACCCAGACGGGACGGTGGTCGAGTACGGGTCGCACATCGACATGCGGACTGCGGACGGAAAGATCGTCCCTTGGTTGGCGTCGCAGACCGATGTCCTCGCAGAAGACTGGGCGGTTGTATGATTGAGGAAAAGCGTCGTCCGCTTCTAGTGAGGTTTGTCTCATGGGCCGACCGAAGACATCTTGTGAGTGTGCGTACTGCCGTTGTCGGCGTGACCGTCTGGATGACGTGGGAGGTGACCAAGTGGGCGTTCCAGTTCGCGTTCACGTCGGATCTCCCCGGAATGGAACGGGCGGCGAATCTTGCTGCGGTCACTGCCCCCTTCTGCGCGTTACAGGTGGCTGTGTTTGGGCAGTACATGAAGGCGAAGAGTGATGGTACCCCTTAGCGTCTGGACCCACGCCGGATCCTTCATCCTCGGTGCCGCCTTGGTCGGGACTGCGTGGAACGTCATCGAGGAACGCAATCAGCTCCGCCGCGACAGTGAGGAGCAGAAAGCAGTCATTGCTCAGGAGAAGAAAAATGCGGAAGCCACAGCAGAGTTCGTCCGCGACATCCAGACTATCCATCTGCATTATCAGCACAATCCTGTGCGGGTGCTGCTTAGACCCAAAGCGGGGGAGCCCACCTCCTGCCCTGATGTCCGAGCCGAAGACGTCATACTTACTGTCGGTGGAGTCAAAGGAGGTATCCGTGCAGCAACTCCTTGAAGACGCGTCGAGCGACGCCGCACAGTTGCGCGCCCTGCAGATGTGGGCAAAATGAGCGTGTTTTTCTTGCGCCGAATGGGTATGATCCTGACTGGGCCGAGCTGGCGCAGGCATTTTTGGAGAACGAGATGGCGACACTTCAGACCGTCATTGACGAAGCGCGGGTGATCCTGCAGGATGCTGCGAAGGTCCGCTACACTGACGCGCAGCTTACAGTGATCTGCAATTACGCCATTGCCTCGGCCCTGCGCATTCGCCCAGACCTCGACTTCGCCAACGTCGGCAATGCGCCGGCGACGCTGCTGATTGGTGACCCGTTCCCGTTCCCGCCGCAGTTCGAGCCGGTGGTGTCCAACTACATCGCGTCGCGCGCCGAGCTGCGCGACGATGAGTACTCTGTCGACGGCCGTGTGGCCGTCCTGAACAATGAGTTCAAGTCTGCTCTCGTGGGGGTCGCATGATCAAGTATTCGGACGAAGTCGTCGACACCGCCGGTAACGGACTGGCCGGCGCGACGGTTACGGTGTATCTGGCCGGCACACAGACGCTGGCGGAGCTGTTCGAGGACGCGGCCGGGGCCACGGCAGCAGACAACCCGCTGACCGCTGATAGCGAGGGCGAGTTCTCGTTCTTCATCGCCCGTGGGTTGTACGACATTCGCGCGGTCAAGGGCACCGCAGTGCAGACCGACAGCAGTGTTGCCATTGGCGTGGTGGAGCAGGCAGTCGCGCTTGGCACTGGCGTCGACATCGACGTTGGCCTCGGCGAATACTTCTCGAAGACGATCACGGGCAACGCCACGTTCACCGTGTCCAATGTGCCGCCGGCTGGTTCCGTGTGTTCGTTCATCTTGAACCTCACTGACGGTGGGTCGGCGACCGTGACTTGGTGGGCGGGGATCGAGTGGGCTGCTGGCACGCAGCCGACGCTGACTGCCGCTGGGCGCGATGCGTTGGGGTTTTTTTCGACGGATGGCGGCACGTCGTGGACCGGCCTCGTGCTTGGGCAAGACCTCGGAGCGGCGGCGTGATCAAGGACTTGCTCTTCGCCGCCGCTGGGGTGCCTCCCGGTGGAGATCCTTGGTTGGAGGAAGTTGTCTTGCTTGCTAACCCTTCTCTGAGAGAAGCTGGACTTAGCTTTGCCAGTTGGGGAGGATCAGCACCACCTTTTGACATTCCCGGCGATGTCAATAACCCTTGGCCATTTCCTGCGTATAGTTCTAATTCGGCGCTATATAACGCGGTTGATGGTTATTTCACTATTCCTAATTCTGATGCTGTAGGTTGGGAAGGTAGTCCTGCGGGTGCCCCCATAAACTTGCTTAGGGGTTCGGATGGTGTTGTTGAGATGTACCTTGAGAGAACAGGTGCATACAACGCCGGATCGCCTAACATGGCCGGGACCGGGTCTATGCAGGTTTACTGGACTGGAACAGAACTGTATCTGTACATGGCAGGTAATATAGTATCCATACCTTACACAGCTGATCCGATGCCGCTTAACGAATTGGTTCACTGGGCATTTTTGCGTGGTCAGCCTGACGAAGCCGGACAGCCAGCCAAGGTTTTCAGAAACGGTGAGCTGTTGCTAGATGGAACAAGCGGCAATGCTGTTGGAGCTAGCTTTCATACGATCTACGCTGGTTTTGGATCATTGGGTTTTAGTTATTATCCAAACTATTCTGGAAGGCTGTATGGACTCCGTATGACGGCGCTTCACCCAACTCTTGGGCTCAGATATGCAAACGATACTTCTTTCACTCCCCCTGCTCTTCCTTTCCCGGAGTTCTAATTATGCGGTACACAAAAGACAACCAAGTCTACACGCTCCAGCAGGTCATGCGCCGGCACCCGAGAATCAGCTTCGGCCCCAACACGTTGGTTGAGCTTGGGTACGCCCCATACGTTCCCGCGCCCGCACCGCCGACGCCGGAGCAACTGAAGCTCGCGCTTGCTTTCGCTGTTGAGCAGCACTTGAATGCGAAAGCCGCCGATTACCGGTACAAGGACTACCACGCTGCGATGGCCTATGTGTCCTCGCCGGTTCTGAAGTTTGCCAGCGAAGGGCAAGCGTTCGTCAGTTGGGTGTCGGCAGTCTGGGCGCACGTGGATCAGGTGGAACAGGACGTGCTCGCGCAGCTGCGGGCGATTCCCACGCCGGCTGAGCTTGTGGCAGAATTGCCGGCATTCGTTGCCCCGTGAGGTAGGCCATGCCCATCATCATCAACCCAGCCCTCGGGACTCCCCTGACGGAGTTTTACAAGGACGTGCTGCCCGAATGCCCCGGGTTGATGCCCGACTTCGCTTTGCACCACATCCGCAACGCCGCCATCGAGTTCTGCTCCCGCACGTGGGCATGGCAGTACGAGCTTGCCGACACCATGGTGATCGCTCCCGCTGCGCTGACGGACTACGCGCTGACGGTCCCCGCCGACTCCGAGCCGATTGCTGTGCTGTGGGTCAAGGCCGAGCCGGAGGTGGGGGCCGAGCAGAAAGAGATCCGCAAGGCGGCGTACCGCGACGTCCAGATGGCTCCGAGCACGACCGGCGCGCCGACGGCCTACACACTGGCTTCCCCGGACACGCTGAGGCTCTACCCGACGCCGGACGACGGCTACGACTTTACTGTGCAGACGGTGATCCGCCCGACGCGCACGGCCACCATGCTGGGCGACGACATCTTCTCGAAGTACCGCATGGAGATCGCGCACGGCGCGCTGTTTCGCCTCATGGCCATGGCCAACAAGCCGTGGAGCAGCCCGTCGACCGCCGCCTACCACGGGACGGAGTTCTCTCGCGGTGTCCGCGATGCCAAGATCGAGCTGAACCGGGACTTCACCGGTGAGCCGCTGATGATCGACCTGACGCTGGGGAACTTCGCATGAGTCGCCTGTTTGCCAACAACCGGGCTACTACCCTTTCGGGTAGCATCACCGATTCCCAGACGAACATCCCGATCACGAACGGCAACGCGTTCCCTGAGATCACCGGGACGGACAACTTCTACGTTACCCTCGATGATGGTGCTGGGGTCTATGAGATCCTGCTGGTCACCGCGCACAGCGCTGGTGGTACGACGCTCACCGCTACGCGTGGGCAAGATGGTACGGCCGCCGCCGCGTGGCCTTCAGGCACCTTGATCGAGATGCGCGTCGTCGCGCAGGAGTACAACGAGTTCGTCTCCGAGACTGACGCCGACGTTAACCTGCAGGGCAATCTCACGGTAGCGGGCGAC